ATAGGGAATGGTTCAGCATCTAATGGCAATGAAATATAAGATAATGGTGTTATTGATACTTGAGATGTGCCATTTGGAGCAATGCTTCCTGAATTAAGAGTTCCTATCTTCCACCATCTTGATGTATTAAAATTAAAAGTTTCTTCAATATTATCTGTTATCCAAACATTCCAAGTAGCACTTGCATAGCCTGTTGTACTTATGTTTTTAAAAGTTAATCTTATATCTTTAATATCATAAAATGGAGCACCCATATCAAAAATAGTTGATGTATGAAATGTTCCTGATGTTGGCATTGAATAATAAACCCAATCCTGTGTAACAGTTTGACCAGTTTGAACATTAATCTTTTGTGGATTACCTGTTACATATGTTTGAATACCTAATGGACTTGTTGAATTTGGTTCTTTTTGTTGATTCTCTTGCCATGAACCAATCAATGCACGATTTACCTGTGGGTCTGTTGTTGGACTACCTAAAGGTGCATTTGATGTATTTAATTGCAATCTACCAAAAACAGGATAAACAGTTCCTGGACCTGCAAGATTTTGAGCAGGATGTGTTATTGCAATATATCTTAATGGGAATGTTCCAACTTCTGCTGTTGGAAATTGTAAAAATTGAACATTAATAGTTGTTGTAGCACTTTGTGTACTTCCAAATGTATTATTAGCAACTACATATACTGACTTTGTACCTTGAGTTTCATATCTATGTGTAGCAATATTGTTTGTTGTTGTATATGTTGTGCCATCGCCCCAATGGAATGTATAACTTGTTGCTTCTGTTGTTGTGGCGGTAAATGTATAAATAGCAGTATCGTTTGGATTTATAGTATAAGATGTAGTAACTGGTGTAGGTGCTGCTCCAAATATTTGTATTTGTAATGGTGCACTTGTTTTAACAAAACCATATGAATCAGTTACTGTACATGTAATATATTTCATACCAACATTTGCTAAAGCATAATTAATTGTAGGAGATTGTGCAGTAGAAAATGTAGAGCCAACCACATTTCCTGTTGTTCCTGCTGCATATTTCCATGCATATGTTGCACTTGCTGTATCTATATCATCAAGATTTGTAATAGTAAATGTTATGTCGTCATTAATAGTACCGCCCAAAGGATGGTCAGTTGCAATTAATGGTTGTGGGAAGTTTGTATCATAAACAAAATGATTTTTTACATAATATTTAATATTCCAGTCATCAGCAGTAATTCTATGTTCAATACCAATAATTCCATATTTTCTTGCAATATCTTCTGGGTCTAATTCATGATATATAAATACATTATCTAATATATCTATATCTGATGCTGCATCTACATCCAACATTCCATTCCAAGTAATATAATAAATTTCTTTTGATGGATGAACAGCATCTGCAAAAATAACATCTCTAATCTCATCTGTAATATCTATTTGTTGTGCAGGAATTCCAGATGATTGCATAGTAAATTCTTTTCTTGATGGGCCCCACTCTGAAACCGAATATTGATTTGTATATAAAGGAATTACATTATTATTAAATCCTTGATTTTTAATTGATAATTGATTTGTTAATACATCAAAATTATCTGTTAATTCTATTTCTCTATAAGAGGTTGCTCCACCTCTTGAATCAAACTGCAATTTAATTGGTTCATCTTTCTTTTGATTCATTCTGGTATATAAATACATATCATTATTAGTATCAGCATAAAAGAATTGTATTTGTGCTGCTGATAATGTTGTAGCAACAGACAATGCTGTAGAGCCTGATGGAGTTACTTCTGATGCACTTGCAATCCATATTGGAGAACCTTGTCTAAGTGGATTAGTAAAACCAATAATTTCTGTTGTATTAGTCATAACTAATTCTTGAAACATTCCATAAATATCCATAACATCACCAAGGCGTTCTGTAAAGCCATCGCTTAATGTATGTAATGCCATTGTGCCAACCATATCAACAGCAACAAGTGTTATCTGTGGTGGTTTGCCTTTAGGTTGATAGTCAACATTTATTTCAGATATTCTTCCAGTAAATATATTACTTGTATCAGTTTTAACTCTTATTTGTCTACCGCTTCTAATATTTTCATCGTTGTATGGGTCTAAATTTGGATTGCGACTAATTAATGTTAATATGCCTGATTCAGGTTGTTGCCAAATATATTGATAGCCCTGAACACCTCTAATAATACCAATATCAATAATGCCTTCAGAATAGTCTACCCATGTAGAACCAACTTTAACTTCTAATTTAACTACATCTGTTGGTCTCATACTATATTATACTTTCCATAGGTTTTGATTGCTTTTTGCACTTCTCTGCCCAATGCAATTGGGTCAGTTCCTAATCCAGCGTTTACAGTTATGTTTATTACTGGCGATGCTCCAACATTGGTAGCGGTTGCAGTTCTTGCAGATATTCTTGGAACAACTGGTGTAGTGGTTCCACTAACTAATTTAGCAACTTCAGGTAAATTAAATGTAGAAGCCAAACCTGAAATAATATTTTTACCAACATCTGCGAATACTTTAGATGGAGATGAAATACCTAATGCTTTTTCTGCCCAACTTGGTAAAAGATTTTTGAAGAATCCAGTAACCTTTTCTCTTAGCCAATTTGCCATTTTTGTCATACCATTCCATAAACCACGAACAATATCTTCTCCAACACTTAACATTCTCTTTGGCAACTCAAGATACATATCAATAATGTCGCCAATAAATCCTACGACTTTATCTTTAAATTCTTTTACTTTAGCCCATGCTTTTGGTACAACATCTTTAATCATTTCCCAAACTTTACCGACTGCTTCTGTAACTTTATCCCAGTTTTGAACTAATAATACAATTAAAGTAATAACTGCAAGAATTCCAAGACCTGCTAATGCTACTTTAACAAGGTTTAATCCTGTTGCAGCAGCACCAGATGCTGGTGGTAGTAAACCTAATTCAACTAATGCTACTTTTATATTAGCAATAAAACCAATTAATGGTCCGCCAATACCAATAAGTGCTGCAAGAGCAATACCAAAATTCTGTACAGGTGTTGGAAGTTTATCAAACCAATCAAGCATTCTTGTTAGTAAATCAATACCTTTTTCAAGTATTGGTAATACTTTTGTACCTAATTCTTCTTTAAAATTTGCTAACGCTGTTTCAAATTTTTGTGTTGATGTAACATTTTTTTCTGCAGCATCTCCATATTTTTTTTGTGCTGCATCAAGAATTATACTTAAAGCCTTTTGATTATCTCCAGCCTTAGATGCTGCTTCTGCTTGTTCATATACAGCATCTGATAAATCAGGAACAATCTTTTGTAAATCTGTAGCCTTTACTTCGCCATCTGCTAATGCCTTTGCTAATTTACCAGTCATTGCTTCTGCATTTATTGCGCCACCTGTATAAGCCTCAACATCAAAACCAAGATTAACTAATTCAGCAGATAATGCTTTTGCATCAGCAGGTAATCTTGAACCTAATGATGTTGCTAATTGAAGAATTGTGTCATTATCAACTGCTATTTCTTTACCGAATTTTTCTGCATCTGCTGTTATTTTTTGTAATACTGCAGAGCCTTCACCAAATGTTGTATTGGCTGCGGTCATTGTTTCTTTGGCTTCTTTAGCCTCATCAATGCCTTGCTTTAAAAATGTAACGCCTTGCTTTAATACAAATGCAGATGCAGCAGCACCAGCAGTTGCAGCAAGTCCTTTTAATTTACCATCAAGAGAATTTAGTTGCGTACCTGCTTCATCAACACCTTGCTTTAACTTTTGTGTTTCAGCAACAATATCAATTACTATCTTTTGTGCCACTATTTCCTCCTGTTGAGTTCTTCAACCATTGCGATATATTCTTCAAAGGTAAGTTCCCAGAATTGTTCTGGTGTGTAGCCAGTTTCTACACAGAACTTAGCCATAACGCTTAGGCTGAAGTTTCCTCTTTTGGGACAGTCATATCCATCCCTGAAAGATTAGACAACTCTTCAATTGTCATTGCTTCCGCTTGTTCTATTGTAAGGGATGTGTTATTTCGCCTTGCCATAATAAATTGCATAGCAAAAGCAATCTTGGCTTTTTTAGTTGATTCTGCCCATTGGTCCATAGGCATATCAAGATAATCTTCTAATTCTGCTAATTCTTTCCACTTAAGTGTGGCCATTAAATCGTTATTCATAACTGCTCCTTAATTTAAGTTATATTTCTTTATGCTTTCTTCTATTTTGTCATTATATTTTTGCTCAATCAATCCCATATTGTTATTTACAGCAGGTCTTAAATAAGGCTGTTCCTTTATATTTCTTAAAGGATATCCATATTCAATTACTCCTGCATATGGGACTGTTTCATTACCTGCGTAAATCTGTAAACTACCATTTTCAAATTTAGAGCCTACAGATGCAGCAAGTTTTCCTGTTTTTTGTGGTGCTATGGCAGAAGCCTTACTTGCTAATTCTTTACCCAAACTTTGGATACTATTAGAAGATGATTCAATATCTTTTTCAAATTTATCCAAAGAAGATTTAACTTCTTGGACACCTTGAATATTTATTGATGCTCCTGCCATAACAACCTAATTAGGACTCTACTCTTGTTGGCTTACCATCAAGAATGAAGTTCAAGTCAAAGGTGAAGAACTCACCTGCTGCTCCACCTAAATCTGGAACAACTTCTGCATAACCAGTCGCTGTGAAGTGTGGTTGTGCTGCAGTTGCTGTTGCATTTCCATGTGGTGCATATGTAATTGTTACTGTTTGTCCAGCATTGTCCCAAAGCCATGAATGGAATGATGCTGCTGCTGTATCCTGAAAACCAGTTACAGCACATGTAAAATCAAGAGAGTCTTCGTATGTTCCAAAGCCAAGAGTGTTAACTGTAGATGAGAAAGTCACATTGCTTACTCCACCTGCATATTCATCACCATCAACCTCAAACACGATAGACTTACCTTTAATTCGTGCCATGTTAATTTCCTCCTTCAATATCAATTGAAATATTTATATTTGTTGCTAAAAACTTAGCATTGTTTACATCTAAAATAAATGGTTTGTCTACAGTCATTTTATTTGCAGTTGTGTATTCCCATAATGCAGGAATTAAAGTGTCTAAAGTGTCATCAAGATTTTCTGTTTCAGTTTCATTAGTAGCAAAAGGAACAATTACTAAAATTTTCCAATTGGTAGCATAATCTGCATCATATTGATTTTCATATACTGTAATGAATTCTGCATCAGGTTCAAGAATTGCACACAAAGGGTTTGGTCTCTCTGGTACAAATTTATATACTTTAGAAATACCGCCAAGAATTATGGCAGATTCTATTTCACTTCTTACTGCAGCAAGATTCATGCAAACCTCACCATATAGCGATTAAGCAAAGGATATACACCAACAAGAGGGTCTCTTGCAGTATTGACAGGTGCTCCATCATAAGTTGCATATTGAGCCACACCTGTTGGTGCATTACGA